AAGGCATGACCTTCGTTCCTCTGAGTTTGCCGAACAACGAAGCGCAGTTTTTGGAGACACGAAAGTTTCAGGTTTCCGAGATCTGCCGCATCTTCCGTGTGCCTCCGCACATGATCGGCGATCTGGACAGGGCTACCTTCAGCAATATCGAGCATCAGTCCATCGACTTCGCTGTCCATACCATCCGCCCGTGGCTCGTCCGTATCGAGCAGGCCATCAACCGCGCTCTTTTCTCTGACAAGGAGAAAGGGCGCTTTTATGTGCAGTTTAATCTGGACGGTCTCATGCGTGGAGACTACAAAAGCCGCATGGAAGGCTATGCCATCGCTAGGCAGAATGGCTGGATGTCTGCCAATGACATCCGTGAACTGGAGAACATGAACCCCATGACGGACGATGAAGGCGGCAACGCCTATCTGGTCAACGGCAACATGATCCCGGTCAACCTTGCCGGTATTACAGCATTCCTTTCTGCTGCAGCTTCGCTTGAGCAGGATGAAACCGGTACAGATGAGCCTGCTGAAAACACACCCAATCAAGAAGAAACACCGCCAGCTGAGGACAAGAAACCAGCCAAGCGGCGAAAACCGAAAGGAGTGAACGCACCTTGAACCAACTGACACTGGGCAGTCTTTTTGACGGCATCGGCGGTTTTCCGCTGGCGGGCATCAAGTCGGGCATCAAGCCCGTCTGGGCGTCTGAGATCGAGCCGTTCCCGGTGCGTGTTACGCAGAAACGACTGCCCGATATGAAGCATTACGGCGATGTCAGCAAGCTGAACGGCGGAGATCTTGAGCCGGTGGACATCATCACCTTTGGATCACCCTGTCAGGATCTGTCCATCGCCGGCAAGCGCAGCGGACTGGACGGCGCACGTTCCGGACTGTTCCGTGAAGCGATCCGAATCATCACAGAAATGAGGTGCAAGACCAATGGACAATACCCGCGCTGGGCAGTCTGGGAAAACGTGCCGGGCGCCCTGTCCTCGGCGAATGGGCGTGACTTCCGGGAAGTCCTCGAAAGCCTCATCCGCATCAAAGACGCCGCGGCAGATGTTCCTATGCCTGACGGCGGGAAATGGCTGCCAGCCGGCGAGATCATGGGAGATCATTATTCTCTCGCCTGGCGAATCATCGACGCCTCGAAGGGCTGGGGAGTCGCACAAAGACGGAAACGTGTATTTGCTGTCCTCGATCTTGATGGACAATGTGCCGGATCGGTACTCTTTGAGTCCGAAGGCATGTCAGGGTATACTCCGCCGAGCGGCGAAGCGCGGAAAGGAACTGCCCGAAGTGCTGAGGAAGGCGCTGGAGCGGCAAGCCTCTGCCTGAACGATCAGGGCGGCAGCCGCATGGATGTCACCCATGAAATGACCTCCACCCTGCGGGCAGAAGCCCATCATCCGCCCTGCATTATGGGAGCTTCCGGCTTCTGCACCGAGCACAGCGCCGACAGCAGAAGTATCGGTTACCGTGAAGAGGAAAGTCCCACGCTCCGAGCCGGCGTAACGCCCGGTGTGGCGATCGAGTACAATCCCACGGACAGCCGCATCAAGGTGAAGGAAGACGGCATCTGCCAGACACTTTGTTCCCGGATGGGCACTGGGGGCAACAACATTCCTCTTGTGTTCGGCATTTCTGCTGACAAGAGCAATGCCATGCTGTCAAGCAATCCGCACAGCGGCGTGTACGAAGCTGAAACCAGCCGTACTCTCGACTGCAACGGCGGTTCTCCTGCCTGTAACCAGGGCGGCATGATGGTCGTTGCGCCCATGCTGGCAAGCGGCAAAGATCAGTGCGGCACATTGACTGCCCGGGCTTCCAGCCAGAAAGCCTTTCTGGGCAATCAGGAGGCTTTCTCCGGCGATTACTATGTGATTGAACCGCGCACCAATGCAGAAAATGATCAATCCTTCTGCATTCAAGGCTCCATGATCGGACGCAAGGATGAAAACGGGCCGCAGGGTGACGGCATCAATCAGGATGTTTCTTTTACCCTCAATACCATTGATAGGCATGCGGTGTATGCCGTGACAACTGGCGAGTTTACCGCAGTTGGTCAGGAGCAGACGCCGCCGCTCATGGCAAGGGACTGGAAAGACCCGCCTGTTGTGGGCAGACCCTGCGAGGAATATCTGGTCAGGCGGCTCACCCCGGACGAATGCTGCCGACTGCAGGGATACCCGGACGGCTGGTGCAAGGACCTGACATCCGAAGAACCCGACGAGGAGGAAATCCGCTTCTGGACGGAGGTGTTCCGCGAATGGGATGCCATTAACGGCAAACCCGACCGGGTACGCAGCCGCAACGCCATTGTGAAATGGCTGACCGCGCCCAACTCTGATGCAGCTGAATACAAGGCATACGGAAACAGCGTTGCTGTACCGTGTGTCTTTTTTGTTCTCGCTGGCATCGTCTGGGCGCAGAACAAGGAGGTGAAATCTTGAGAGTTATCAACCTGAACGGCTACATCGATGAAGAGGTCTGGTACGGAGACGAAATCACCCCGGGTATCCTTCACGAGCAGCTGTTCGCAGAGGGCGAGGATCATCAGGACTCCGTTCGCATCATTCTGAACAGTTATGGCGGTTCCTGCAATGCGGCGGTACGGATGTATGACGATGTCCGCGCCTACCCCGGTGATGTTCACATCATCGTTTCTGGCACAGCAGCATCCGCTGCTACGGTTCTGGCAATGGCGGCTGACAGGCTGGAGATGACACCCGGCTCCATGTGGATGATCCACGATCCCAGCGTGTTTGCCTTTGGCAACGAGCACGATCTGAATGAAGCCATCCGTATGCTGCAGGCGTGCAAGAACAGCATCCTCAATGTCTATGCCCGACGCTGCCATAAGAACCGGGATGAGGTCGCCGCCATGATGACCGAAACCACATGGATGGATTCGCACAAGGCGTGTGAAGACGGCTTTGTTGACAGCATCGTGGACATGGGTAGCGGTGTCATCAACGCTGCTGCCGACCGCACGGTCGTGCTGAAGGATGCGCAGGCAAAGGTATCCCTTTGGATTGAGCGTTCCCGGCGCAGGATTGAGCAGTGTGATAAAGACAAGCTCGAACCTGCTGCTGTGGCTGTTGCTGATCCGGAGCCCGCAACCGATTCTGCAACCGAATCCATCCCCGAAGAACCCGTTACCCAGCCGGTCGAACCCGGCGTACCCGCTGCCCAGCTGCACAAGCGGCTGGAGCTGATCAAATCCCGACGTTAAAGGAGGAATTTCAATATGAGTAAGATTGCTGAAATGCGCCAGAAGCGCGGTGAACTGTGGGACAAGGCGAAGGCCTTCCTGAACGAGCATACCGACGAAAACGGCATGATGAGCGCCGAGGATACTGCGACCTACGAGCGTATGGAGCAGGATATCGATAATTACGGCGCCGCCATTGACCGTGAGGAGCGTGCTGAGCGTATGGAGCGTGAACTGAACGCGCCCACCAGCCAGCTTCTGACTTCCCGCCCCGAAAAGAGCGTGCCCGGAAAGGCTGGCCGTTCTTCCGATGAATACCAGAACGCTTTCTGGAAGATGGTGCGCGACCGCAGCGCCCATTACAGCGTTTACAACGCCCTGCAGGTCGGCACCGACTCCGAGGGCGGTTTCCTTGTGCCTGATGAATACGAGCGCACTCTGGTTCAGGCTCTGGAAGAGGAAAACAAGCTGCGCTCCCTTTGCAAGGTGATCCGCACCGCCTCCGGTGATCGCAAGATTCCGCTGGTGGCCTCTCATGGTACTGCCAGCTGGGTCGATGAAGAGGGTCTCATTCCTGAGAGCGATGATGCCTTTGGCATGATCTCCCTGGGCGCGCACAAGGTTGCGTCCATCATCAAGGTGTCCGATGAACTGCTGCAGGACAGCGTGTTCGACGTCGAAAGCTACATTGCTTCTGAGTTTGCCCGCCGTGTCGGTGATGCGGAGGAAGCGGCTTTCATCAACGGCGATGGTTCCGGCAAGCCCTTCGGCATGCTGCACGAAACCAACGGCGCTGCGACCGGCGTCACCACTGCCGGTGCTTCGATCACTGCGGAGGAACTGATCGATCTGGTCTACTCTCTGAAGGCTCCTTACCGCAAGCGCGCGCTGTTCCTGTTCAATGACCAGACCATCAAGGCCATCCGCAAGCTGAAGGACGGCAGCGGTCAGTACATCTGGCAGCCCAGCCTGCAGGCGGGTCAGCCCAACACCCTGCTGGGCTACAGCTATGAAACCTCTTCTCACATGCCCGTGATCGGCGCCGGTGCGAAGCCCATTCTGTTCGGCGACTTCTCCAGCTACTGGATTGCTGACCGCGACGGTCGTTCCATCCAGCGTCTGAACGAGCTCTACGCCGCCACCGGTCAGGTTGGCTTCCGTGTCACTCAGCGTCTGGACGGTCGCCTCGTTCAGCAGGAAGGCATGAAGTGCCTCGCCATGAAGAACGCCTGATAAGGAGGATCTCACATGAGTAACGGCTATAACACGAAGAACTACTTTGCCCACGGAGGTGATGAGCTTGTCATTGGCGGCAAGCTCACGTTTCTCCCCGGCGCTGAGGTGGAAGGCGCTGACACGCTGCCTGCCGCGTTCGCGGACGAGGAAACCACGCAGATCCCGAATCAGGCAGAAAGCGAAGCGACGACTGTTGCGGCGCTCCGTGAAGACCTCAACGAACTGCTGAGGAAGCTGAAAGCCGCCGGTCTCATGGTTCCCGACCAGACCGAGTGAGGTGAAGCCTCATGATCCTCGATTTGGATGACGTTAAGATGCATCTGCGCATCCAGCATGACGAGGAGGATGAACTGATCTCCACACTGATTGCACAGGCTCAGGCTGTTGCGGAGGATTACTGCCGTGTGCAGTTTCCTGACAAAGCGCCTGAGCCTGTGCGCCTTGCTGTTATGCTCATGGTCAGCCATTACTACGAAAACCGGGATAATCCCGACCGACAGATGTATGTGACCATGCGTGTTGCGTTTGAGAACCTACTTTACCCGTACCGTGATCCCGCAAAGATGTTCTGAGGAGGTGGCTGCGATTGCGAGGATATAAAAACTTTGAGTCCGACCCGCATCCCGGTGACCTCCGGCATCTGGTGGAAATCGGGTACACGGAGAACCGAATCAACGATAACGGCTATCCTGAGCCGACTGATGTTGTCCTGTGCAAGGCATGGGCGGCTGTCACAGACGCTGGCAACCAGCACTATCGCGCCGCTGATGTCATGAACACCGAAGCGGTTGTCAACTTCACCATCCGCTACCGTGCAGATGTTGTTCCCGGCATGTGGGTGCGCTTCCGTGATAAGAAGTGGCACATCTCCACGCTGGGCGAATATGGCTTCCGCAGAACCTATCTCGGTCTCAAGGCTTCCATTTCTGAGGGAGTGAGCGGATGAAGCAGGTACAGACGGCGCTCAGTCACATCGGGATTCCCGTTATGGCAGGCGTGTGGAAAGCGACTTCGCCGAATCAGAATCCACCTCAGCAGTATGTGGTGTACTCCACCACCAAAACAGAATCCAGCCACTACGATGATCATGTGACTGCCACCAGAACCTTTGTCTACCTCAATCTTTGGAGTGATATTGACCCGACTGCTATGGCTGACCGCATTCGCAGCGCCATGTATGCAGCCGGGTTTTCTATGGTCGAGGAATCTGACAAGGGCTACAACCAGCCTGCCTACGATACGGCTACCCGGCAGTTCACGGTTCAGTGGACATGGTGCTGGCATGAGGAGGTGCGCTTCGATGCCTCTTGAAACTGACGGGCTTGAAGCCCTGCGAAACGATATCGCCCGGATGGCGGGCATCATGGATGCTGATGGCGCCGGTTCAGCAACAGCAAAGAAGATTCTTCTGGATGCCGCTGAGCCGATCCATCAGCAGATGAAAGCCAATGCCTCCAGCGATCCCAAGATTATCACCGGCGCACTTCACCGATCCATCGAGATTGGCAATGTGCGCAAGCGCAAGTACAGCGGAAAGAGCGTGACCATTGGCGTGCATCATTCCGCTGAAGGCGCCTACTATGCAAACCCTGTGGAGTTCGGGCATGGTGGACCCGCCCCGGCTCCCGCACATCCTTTCGTGCGTCCTGCCTATGATACCCGTGCTGATGAAGCATACGCCATCATCCGTGAGGGTCTGCAGGACGCCATCGACAACCTTTAAGAATTGGAGGTAATACATTATGGCGAATCCCGCTGCATCCCCGCAGGTTTCTTCTACTGTGGGTCTCAAAAACGTGGTCATTGCTCCGCTGACGGCTGATACCGACACCGAGCACACCTATGGCGAGCTTCAGCTGCTCGCCGGCGCCATCGAAGCATCCATCACGCCCGAAAACGCCGATCCCGATATCCAGTACGCTGATGATATCGAGTTTGACACGCTGTACCCGGACCCGGAACTGTCGTTCAAAACCAAGATGGCTGATGTTCCGCTGGCTATCCAGGAGCAGATTTTCGGCAACCAGATCGATGACAACGGCGTTCTGGTACGCACCGCTTCGGACAAGCCCGGCTATTTTGCCATCGGCTTCAAGTCCGAAAAGTCTGACGGTACCTATCGCTATGTCTGGCTGTACAAGGTGCGCGCCAAGCCCACCACCGAGAACTACGCCACCAAGGAAGGCACCACCATCACTCGCCAGACCGGCGAGGTCGAATGGACTGCCATCAAGCGTACCCACGACGGCCGCTATCAGGCTGTGGCCGATGAAGGTCAGAACGGCTTTACAGCCGAGCAGGGCGAAACCTTCCTGACTTCTGTCTACGAGCCGACATTCGCCGGCGCCTGATAATCAGCACAGCGCTCATGGGAGAAATCCTGTGGGCGCTGTGTTATAGGAGGAAAAATGATGCTTCAGATTGAGAAAGACAGCATCTACATCACTCGCGGCGATGATGCCATGTTCCGAATTGTTCTGGAGCTCAACGGTGAGGTTTATGAGATGGCTGACGGCGATGTGCTTACGTTCACTGTCCGTGCTACACCCGATGAAACCAGCCCCATACTGGCCGAGCTTACCAGCACAAGCAACATCTTCACGATCAGCCATGAAGATACCAGCAGTATTCCCTCTGGCAGCTACAGCGCGGATGTTCAGCTGATGCAGGCTGATGGCAAGCGCACCACGGTATGGCCTACCATCGTGGGTGCAAACCGCACCAAAGTCCATAATTTCCACAACTTCAACATCATGCCGGAGGTGACAAGCAAATGAGCACGCATCTTGAAAAACTCCCTTCCATTATCGGGAAAATCGGCGATCAGGTCACTGTCCTGAATGAATTCGTGCTCAGTACCTCCGAGATCGAAAACGGCACACAGCTGACGATCGCCAGCCTTCGGACAGGTGAAGTCCAGACGATCAATATCATGAACGGACACACCCCGGTCAAAGGCGAAGATTATTGGACGGCTGCTGATCAGACTGAAATAAGGCGTATCGCTGAGGAAGCGGCGTCTGCCGTCATTGAAACCGACACGCCCCACCAGATGTTTGTAACCGATAAAAACGGTTCTGCAACATGGCAGGCTCGGACGCATTATGAAAGCGTGGAAACGGCTGAAAATGTACTGCTTCTGGCTGGCGATGATCCAACCGAAAAGATGATAGCG